TAAATCAGAAGACTCATTTAATTTATTATCGATAGTGTCAATACACTCTCTTTTTAGTTTATTAAATGTTTCTTCTTTATCTTCATTACTACCATTAAGAACTGTCTTAATAATTTCTTTTTCTGATTCTGAAATATTAGAATATCTAGAGTTAAATTTATTAACCGCCAATTTTGTTAATACACTAGGTGGTAAATCAACACTTTCCGTAACAACTTCTTCAGTCTCATCTTTTTCTAACATTACTTTAATAATGTTATTAATAGATTCATTTATCTTATTAATATTAGAAGGTGTTTTTTCTTCGTTCACTAAATAAAGTACATCTTTATAGAAAGAATCGTTTTCTTTTACTATTTTATTACCTTTGAGTAATTTTAAAAAGAATTGGTTACCCTTGTTAATATGTGTTTCATTTAAAGACTTTAATAGGGAAATGTTTTCCTTAACATATTCTCTCGCCTCAACAGAATCGTCAAACTTAGTATTCTGTAAGTTACTATAGATTAAGTACTGACCCTTTAATGTTTCGTTTTCTTTGATTGTTTTTAAAAACTTAGAAAAAAGTTTTTTACCTTTATTGTCTTTTTTAATTGTAGACTCTATAACTAAATTTTTAAATGTGTCTTTTATATTCCCAAAATTACTCATAATCTTATTTATAAATAAATATTGTAATTTTATAAAAAAGGCCTATTTTATTAAATTATCAATCTCTTTTGTAATATCACTAATTTTAGTGTTTAGATTTTCCCTATCACTTTCCACATCATCTAAGTCAAAAACTTTTTCATCTTTATCTAAACTTTCCATTAGTCTATTTAAATATATGTTTTGATATTTTTTAACTTTTTCCTCATATTTTCTCTTTTCTTGTTCTAATAAAAGATTGTCTTTTTTATCTTTAGTAGATTCTACGGCAGATTCTGCTGCACCTGCCTCCGCACCTGCCTCACTAGACGCGGCACTCTCTAAGTCCGAACCAAATCCACCCATGTCTCCACCTGTATCACCACCCATGTCTCCACCTGTATCACCACCTTCTTCTGTGGGTTCACCACCAGTAATAGTAGAAAAGTCACCATATAGTTTATCTACCCTATCAAACATACCTGTCTTTTTAATTACATTTGCAGTTTGTTCCATCTCAGCAGCAGCCGCCTTTTCTAATCTTTGTTGTTCTAAGTCATTCCTAATATCTTCTTCTGACTCACCTAATATTTCTTTTCTCGCCCTTGTCATAGACATCGAACCAAATCCATTACCAGCGTCAGACACCGCGTCTTTATATAGAGTTACTTTTAACTGAGTCTGTTCTATCTTTAACATTTCAGCTTGGGTAGACGGATTATTAAGTGTTAGTGTGAAATTTTCCAATTCATCTTCTAACCCTAAAATATATAGATGTATTATAGCAATTTTATTTAATTCCTGTAACATTGCCTGCTGAATTCTATTAATAGTTCTAGCAAACCTAATATCTTGTAATGCTAAGTTTTTTCCTTCACCATTAGCTTCTTCAAAACCTAAGAATGGTTTAGGGACTCTAAGTGCGGTGAATAATTTTTTCTGTAAATATTGAATATCAGCAATTTCAGATAGGTTAGTTGCACCTGGTAATGTATCTATTGGTGATGGTGCATTAGCATCTCTTACTGGTATAAAATAGTCTTGATCTTGCGCCATTTGATTATATCTAGTATCTATTTGCCCTGTATTCTGATCAATAACAGGACTTCTTTTAAAGTTATCTGCAATTTTATTAACATACGATGGAACATCTTGCTCATCTATATTCCCCACAAATATTTTAAATATTCTTCTTTCAGGTGCCCTAGTAACTCTATATATTAACATTGCATCTTCAGAAAGTAATAATTGTTTCCATATTCTTCTAGCTTTTTCTAACATAGAAGTTCCATAAGGTAATCTTCTATCATCACCCAACAATCTAAAATGGGCAATTTGCCAAGCATTAAATTCGATATCCCTTTGACCCCAAATAAACTTAACAGGATTAAATTTATCTGTTTCTGCATTCATAGAGTTCTCACCAAAACCCTCATTCTCCTTTCTACTTATTTCAATATTTGGTAATTGTTTTACACCCGTAATACCATCCTCACTATCAATACTAAGATATAAAAAGTCGTCCCCATATTTACATACATTTCTAGTCCACATAGGTAACGATGTGTGAATGTCTAACCTATTAAAAAATAAGTCATCTAAAATTCTTCTAACTCTCCTACTTTCAGAAAAAATGTTAATCACCTTATTGTCTGAATTTATAGTTGTCGATTCTTCCATCATAATATCTAAAGCCGCTGCAATCTCAGGAAAAAATTCCATACCTTCAAAATCCGCATATGATGCTAATCTCGTTGTTTCATAATATATAGAGTGTTGGTAGATTTCATTATCTACTTTTTTCCATTGATTTGCCAAATAAGCATCCTGTTGTCTTTTTAACTTCTCATAATCATATTCTTCTTTTGATTTAGTTTTTAGAAGTTCTTTATCGTTTATAGAATATCTAGACTTATTTTGTTTTTGTTTTACTTCAGGACCAAATAAGTCATTTAACTGTTGAAATACTGTTTTTCTTGCCATTTTCTTTTAATATAGTTTGTTACTATTATAATAAATATCTAAAAAAAATAAATACTATTTAATTCCGAATAACCAATTATATTCTCCATTATCATTATTACCACTATTTGTTTGTTTTGGGTCGTAAGTTGGTGTACTAGTATAGAAAGGGTTAACATGTTGTTTATTATTAAATAATTCTGAGGTCCCTTTTTTTGAGGTGTTAACCCATCCCTCTAACATTGCCTTAGTCTGTTTCTCAACCCTCTCTAATTTTTTAAAAGATGTTTGTATGATAAATATTGCCATTGCATATGCCATAATAATATCATCATGATATCCGTCCATATGGTCCGGTCTACCACCTTTATATACAAAAGTTTTAAGTTCCGATATCATTCTTTGTGAACGAATAATTGTTTTACTCTCTCTAATATGTTCCTCTAGTTCTGTCACCATCTGTAAACGAGTGTTCCCAACGTTAAATCCAGGAACTTTATCACCTTGTTTATATACTGTTTTTGCATATTTTTCAGATAACTTCCTACTTTTTGGGTCATCATAATGTAGGTGTTTATACTCCATTTCTAATAGTTTTAAAACTGTAGCCACACCCATACCACCAGTTATATCTACTATCGTGTATGCATTATACATATTACCATACTTATAAACTATTTCTGCCAACATATCTGGAGGTAATTTATGTTTAAATTCTGCAACCTGCTCCAAGTTTTCAAAATCTAATATAACTATAGTAGAACTATCCTTACCATCACCTCTACTAACATCAACACCCATTACGTATTTATGATCGATTTCAGGTTTTTTCCATATCCACATACTTTTCTCCACCTCTGCGGTGTATTCTGGGTTACTAACATAGTTTTCTTGATGGTAAGTAACGTACTCATCGTCTACTACGTTACCACCAGAACCAATAAAGGATACGTCAAGCTCTTGGGCGATTTTTTTGGGGTCACCCATATCTGCAGACATTTCCTCATACCAAGGGGATAAAGGCTTCCAACCATCCTTAACCATAACTTCATAATATTCAATAGTGGACTCATTAGTCTCATATATTTTACTCATATATTCCCACCTTAGTTTTGTCCTATCAATAGTATCACACAATATCTGTTCTTGATTCTCTTCACCTCTAACCCAATATAGGCCCCTATTATATCTAATATCATGATACCATTTCATTTCTACCACATTAAAGTTATTATCACCTGTTTTAGATTTGTCATATGTTTTATAATATAGAGGGTCCATCCCATTAGGTGTCGATATTAATGATATCTTACCACCAGTACCCAACGAAGCTAATGCGGCACCGAAAACATCTGCACCATTATCTATAAAGGCTGCTTCATCCATAACTAAAAAGGTTGGCGTAAAACCCCTTAATGCGTCTTTAGAAGTTGCTAAGGCTCTAATCTCACAACCATTGGATTTTAATTTTATATGTCCCTTTGAATTGATTTCTAAATAATCTGAAGATTCATTTAAACCCCACACCCAATAAGGTATCTGATCTAAAAAGTCCTTAACCTTCTTTAAAAATTCCTGTGCCAATGTTTGTTTATTGGCTAATATAAGTACCTTATGTGGGTTTTCAGGGTCACCAAAAGCCGCCTTAACTGCAATATAAGCGGCAGTGGTTGTTGATACTCCTGCCTGACGAGGTTTAGTAACTAAATTACGATTGTGTTCCTCATAAGATTTAATAATTTCTTTTTGTTTATAAAATAGTTTAAAGGGTACATTACCTTTTTGTGTTAAATCAAATGTCTTTAAAAAGGTTTCTATCGCATAAATTGGATCACCTAAACAACGGGCAAATAACTTTAATTGTTCTGATCTATCCATATTTCTTTTCTTTATAAATATATTTAAATGGTTAAAATGCAACTAAATTACCTTCTTCGAAAGCTTTATAGTTAGGTCCTAATTTATATGTAACATTACTACCACCACCTATTTTTTGTATAATACCAGCAGCGTTTGCTGCACTCCAAAAATGAGAATACTGACCCCCACTATAATGACTTCCGATATAATCTAAAAAACCTCTCTTTGTTTTCTTTGGGGTATCTTTCATATAATTTATTAAGTCTCTAACCATACTATCTTCTCTTTTATTAAATGTATATCTCATATGTTTTCTCATCAAAGTGATACCATTTTTTTCTGCAAAATCTTTAACTGTACGAGTAAGATTTTCTATATCTGTAACAGGCATATTATTTCTAATATTAGATGCAATTCTAATTGCATCTCTGGGGTTATAGTTATCAAATAAGTAAGATACTACGTCATCAATCATTCCACCCATAATTTCTTTTAAAATTGTAGATTCAACACCCCTAATATCAAACCTATTTAATAGTGACTTTTGTAACTTATTTAAAGAATTATATTTTTCTAACGGATTTTTATCACCACCAACTATATCTTCAATTTCTTCTTCTATAAAAACTTCTAATATTGAAATTAAACGGGTATTAGTCCTTTGTATGTGATATCCTCTTAATAATGGTAAAATAGTATTTTCAAACCAATCACGTATTCTTTTACTATGTTTAAACATACGTTCATCAAAACCAAATTCTTTAAAATAAACATCTAACCCTTCCATAGCGTTTAAATTTTCAACTCTATCGAAAAACTTATTAAGAAAACGTTCTTCTTTAGGGTGTAAATTATCCTCTACTATTCTACTTAATTGACTTTCTGTTAGTTTAATCTTCATACTATAAATTACCTAATACGTTATAATTTAAATGTTCTGCGATTTTTATATGATCGGGATAAAAATAACCCATATTTGGAGTTTGTAACATTTCATTCTCACAATCTAATAATACTTCTATTACATTTAAAAAATAACTTTCATTTTCTTGTGGAAATTCCCCCTGACACTCTAAATACTCATAATTGACATCCATAAATTTATCCGTCACATCAAATTTAAGTATATGTTTATCAGAACCACCCTCTTTTTTTGATTTTACCATATCCCATTCAGGTTTAGAACCAATAACTGAAATTATTTCTTTTCTCATATCACCACTTAATTCATCTTCCGCCGCACTTTCGTATGCCCACCTATAAAAGTTTTTCAACTCTAAGGCTAAATTACCAAACATACTTTCATTTTCAATTAACTCACCCAACAAATCATTATCTAATAACATATCTTCCCTTAACCCATCTCCATCTGGGTCGTCTTCATCATATCTCTCAGGAACATTATCAAACTGCCTACCAATAAAATTATTTTCTTTAATATATTCTTTTATGTGTTTTAAAGATTCTTCATCTAGGTTATCCCATACATCATCTTCAAAATCTACTTCAAACCAACCATATAATTCTGACCAATCTTCTGACAATACTCTTTCTGCGGTATCCCTATCATCATCATTATATAATATAGATAACTCCTCCCAACCATCACATATTAAATATATTTTATCCCCTTCCATTTGAATATCACCATAAACAGATATAGGTTCTTTACGTTTATTTTCTTTTGATGGTTGTATGGTAAACGTATCTAATGTATAATATTTGTCTATCCATCCTGTACCATTTAAAATTTTATAAGGATCACTAACATTATTTCTTAAAAGACCTTCTCCTTCGTAACCAGCAATATAATCAATAAAAGGATCTACACCAACAACGTTAACAAAAAAATTAAACACACCAAACATAATCTCCTCATATGAATAACTATCTGACCCTAATAACTCATCTAACTCAGTTATATAATCAGGTATGTGATATGAGTCTTCATATTTTTTATACAACTTACTCATTATCTTATTAAATAAATTTATCTCTCGTGGTTCTAACATTATTTGTTTTATTAATAAATATTGATTTAAAATAAAAAATCCCACCTATTGATGGGATTAATTATATAATAAATTTATAGATTATAAATACTTATGGAGTTTCTCAACGGTCTCAAAATCACCGTTGTCCAATGCGTCATCAATTAAATCTTGTATTTCTCTAGGTGACATCTCAGAATAATCAACCTCTTTAGGTTCTGTTAACATAGGATCTTCTTCTACTTCACCACTTAAATTGTCTAATATATCATCCATATCATTATATCCTGTATCACCTAAAATATCATCTAAACCTTCTGATGGTTCATCTTCATGTATATCTTTTAGAGTTTGAATAACTTCTTTACACTTTTGACTACCACTTAGAATTTCTTTCATAAATTCATGAAATTGTTTCGCTGGTAACTTAGTTAATTCTTGAAATAACCATTGTTTCATATCGTAATTATCACTACCCACACAATCTAAGAATTTTTCCCACATACCAGGTCCTAATCTCATTCCCCATATTTCACCTTCTACTGTGTCTGCCTTTTTAATTACTTCTGTTTGTTCTTCGAAGTCTAAATGACCATCCGCCCAATTAATTGCGGATAATTCTAATGTACCTTTAATTAATTCATGTACTAATAATGGAAATATCCATGCTTTTGCAACAACAACAGGAATTTCATCATCTTCTTCGATATCTACTTTTTCCATTTCTTCTTCTTCATCCTCATCTTCTGGTGCTTCAGCTTTTCTCCACTCAATTTTTTCTACACCACCAGCTTGACCCCCCATTGTACCATCAGGAATAATCCAATACTGAAAATCTGCGAGTGACATAAGTTTACCATATAATCCCATAAGTCTAGGGTCAATAGAATCTAATTCATCTGCAACCATATGGAAAATATAGTGTCCTTTTTTAGAAGCCCCCTGCATCAATGCGTTTATAACTCTCCTTTTATCGACTTCCATTTCTAACTCCTCCATTCTTTGTGCACTTTTTGGTGCCTTTGGGGTGTCGAAATCAGAATCATAATCTTCTTCGTCTTCTTCGTCTTCATTATCAAAACCTAAATCAGAACCTGGAGGTGAAAGAGTTGCATCTAACATTTGATCTGGTATATCAAACTCCTCTGATACGATGTCTACTGCCAATTGTTCTAATGCGTCTTTGTGTCTAGTTTCAATTTGACTAACTTCACTCATTATTTGGAACATCTGTTGCATCATCATTGGATTAATTCTATCTATACCATGATATCTTTTTACTTTATTAATAATCTCTTTAAATCTTTTACTAGCCATTTTTTCAGAATAGTTCTGAGCATCAGATCCTATAGGCATAGATTTACTTTTACCAAAAATATGTTCACCACTTCTAAGTTTACCTTCTAAGTCGGGATTCATTCTCTCAGGATGATCTGGATCATATTCAATCGCTTCTACAATCCTATTAATTCTTAATTTTTCACTAAGAACTCTTTTTGTAACTTCACTTATAATATTTTTTCTTTTCATTTTAATATTTTTTTATATTACCAATCATATACTACTGATGTCCACATCTTCCATGCCTCATTAGCCAATTTTTCAAATACCCTTTGAACATTTCTAGTTTCATGATCACCATTAGTTCTATCAATTCTTTTTAAAGCGGCTCTGATTAATACATCTCTAACTGCTTGTTTTTTATCTAGTAAATAGTTGATGACTTCTATTTTTTCTTCTAATGAATCTAATTCACTTTGATATAACCCACTGTCTTCCCCTTCGTTTTCTATATCATACTCTAAAGCTTCTTTTTGTTCTTCTAAAGATTCAATATCCATTTTTTGTCCGTATAACCATCTATGTAAATCCTTTTTAGTCCAATTAAGTAGTGGGTAAGCACCAAACATATTGATAAGACCACTTTCCCTAAGTTTTTCTAACCAACCTACAATTACACTAAATTCCCTTCTATTTAATTCTGGTACAATATGTAATTTCTTACCTTTAGACTCATTCATTGGTTTCTTAGTATTTACGTATTCTATCAACTCACCTTTTTTCATTTTAGGGTTAATAGATTCTTTTCTTCTATGTGGTTTCTTTATAGAACCTTCATAACCTATAGATGCAGTGCAAACTGCATATGGGTTATAGTCTTCACCTCTTTCTTTGTTTTGTTTTTTTACATCTTTAACACAACGTTCCCACTTTTTTTTATGTATAGGACTTTCTTTTTCTTTTTTGGACTCGTTAATATTAAAATAATATTTACTTTGATTTTTATTTAAAAAATTCTCAGTCATTATTTTTTTTATTATGTCCTTCTTTTTCATTACTTT